GGTCTCAAAACCGAGACCAAAAAAAAAAGCAGAGAGCCGAAGCTCTCTGCCTAGTCACTACTTGTATTACTTGTTAAACTTTTTAATCAGAGCCTCGCCTTGTGATAACCAAGAGCTAAACTCTTTTTTAACCGTAGCAGTTAGAAGCTCATCGCCTCTTGCTTCGGCAGTTTTAATCCTAGCTTTTAGGGTCTTGATGTTATCGCCGAAAGCCTCAACGATAGTTTTTACTGCACGACCCTTTTTGTTAGGATTATCAATACCCACTACTTGGCGCACTGAGCTTAGCAAGTTAGTCCAACCTTTTGAGATATGGTCTTTTGCTTTTTTGCGCAACGGCTTAGCAAGAGCATAAATATATGGGTCGCTCTTAGCTAAGGTGGTAAACTTTTGCTGAGTGTAGCCCATCGCTAAGCCTATGGTCATATGCACCTTGACCTTGTTTTTATTCTTAGCGTCATTAAACTCTGCTTCAGTGACCTCTTGCATTTTGTTATCTAAAACCATATGAAACTTGTCATGGTCTTTTGCATACCACTCTTTGAAGCGCCTAGCAAAACCGAGTTTAATCTCGGCTACATCATTGTCGCTAGGCTTGGTTAGAATGTTTGGCACTCTATCCAAGATTTTCTTAGCAGTAGTTAGCATATCTACATATGCACCTTGATACTCATATGCTAAGCCACTAAGAGATTGAGAGGATACTGCTACTGCCTTGCTTACTGCTTCTACTACTTTTTTTGTTTTCATACATACTCCATAAGTTAAGTTAAGTTAAATCAATGACCCGATATTCTGAGCCATTGAGTATCGTTATATATAGTCTTAGCGTATATGTAAAGCGTATTTAGACACGCACACTAATTAAGCCTTGTGAGCTACACACGCACACGACACGCTCGTCGACATAGAACTGGTATCAAAAGACTAGCTACAAAAAAAGGTGGGGGCCGAAGCCCCCGAAGGTTAGTTGTCACTAGGCATGTTAGCTACTGCATGTGCTAAGCCATCGTAGATTATATTATTAAGGAATGCTGTATTCTTATATATGATACCTTTTGCATCACTCATTATCTTTGGTCTACACTGACTCATATGCTTACTGGTTGATTGAGAGTACTTGTCATAGTTACCAAACCATGCATGACTAATTGCATCATACACATACATCGGAAAGTGTTTACCATAACTATATACTACATAACACATATCATGTTCCCATACACCGAAGGTATTACTACCCTTGAACTCTTTACATTCTGATACAACAACACTTGCGTTCTTGTTAGCTATCTTATCCATGATTACTCCTCAGTTAGTGATAGATAAAAGTATAAGCATGCAGCTACTACACACAACGCCGCGCCTATTACTGTGTGTATATAAAACAATGCTATTCCACCTATTAACAACATTACTAAACCCTCTATGAATCTAATTACTTGTCGCATAATAAACTCCTAGTTAAGACAAAGCTTTATTGCTTTGTTGAGTATGTTATATAGTAGTGCTAGCTATATGTAAAGTGAATACCCGATACCCTACCCATACCCTACCCCCCCAAATGGGCTGTATGGGACCCTACGCCCCCCGAACCCCATGATCTACACAAATAACTACGCAATTTACAAAACACCCCCCGTCACTAATATAACTTGACATATTAAAAAATTTCTACAAAAAAATTGGAAAGTTTAGGGCTAGGCTGAGAAGGAGGAACCACACCCACACGTGCTAGTAGCTGCGGGGTTTTTTATTTCAAAACCTGAAGTCATCAAAGAAGTGTTGTAGCTTATGACAGACCCAGTTAAGTATTGCATGCTATGTGCATCTACAAGTAAAGATACTTCATCTTGGTCTATTACAAAGTCATCTTCGTTTTGAGTATCATCAAAAGTAAAACCATATTGGAAACCAGAACAACCACCACCGGACACATAGATTCGTAGTTTAAGTCCTATAACATTTTCTACGGCTAATAAGTCTTTTATTTTTACTACAGCAGAGCTATCTAGGGTTATCTGATTCAAATTGCTTTAGGGTCAAAGTTGTATAACTCGGAGTAGACGTTTTTAATACGAAGGAATTTAGGACCATGCTCATGGAAGTCATCATCACCCCGAACATAGAGAGCTAGGTGTACCATTTCATGGAGGAGGGTTTGGAAGATAGTTGTGAAGTGCCCACATGCATTAGAACTAATTTGGATCTCCATCTCATGCTCATCAAAGCAACCATATATGTTAGGGTTCTTAATCACTTTGAATTTAACTTTGCATGACTTAGGCATAGGAAGGGAATTGAATGGCGCCATCTGGCACGCCATGTTGTAAAGTATTTCTAAGTTCTTTTTAGTAAGCGTGGTTTTCAAAAGAAAACTGCCAGATAAAACCAAGCAACACCGGGGTCAATTTGAAAAATTAAGTCCATAACTTCTCCTAAAACTATATTATACTAAAAACCTGTGTTACAATCATGGGAAGCTGCAAAAATAAACTCATAGGTGATACAGCAACCGATGCAAACTGAACAAAATCAAGCACTTAACGATAAAGAAGTCGTTATCATACCCCATTTAGAAGAAAATATTTCTCTACCTAGAAACGCTCGTGCTGCATTACCCGAATTAAGTAACGAAGAAGAACTAGAAATGATAGCTAATACTATCAAATTGATGTCAGACTTAACCGGAAAGCCTATTCAAACTACGAAAGAAGACATAGCAGAAGCTAAAACTGTAGCTGAGACTATGATTAAACACCCAGAAACTAAAATTCAGCTTAAAAAATACAAAAATTCAATGTTAGCTAGCTTAGCTGGCATGGTTGCAGAGTTAGATGCGCATGTTGTTGACGATTTGAAGGACTTAAAGACGTTTGTAGTGAATGGACTGATAAAAGAAGCTGCAACAGCCGAGAAATCTAAGGAAAGAATTACAGCACTACGTGCAATTGGTGAGGTAGATGGAGTAGATGCATTTAAAAAGACTACAGAAGTCATACATAAAAACATGTCACTTGATGATATTGAGGATAAACTAAGAACATTAGTAACTAGGATTGAAAAACGAATACAAGAAAAAGAACATAATGTAATAGATGCAGAAATAGTTAAAGATGAGTGATGATAAGAAGGAACAAGAGGCTCGGATAGCGAGTTTACTTATATTTTTACAATCAAATAATAAATATTTAGAAAAAGAAGAAGCTGAACTAGTTGACTCGTTAGTAGAAGCTACGAGTGGTAGGATAGTACAAGACGTAGGTAGTACAAGTTTTTTAGAATTTATACAACACGTGTACCCAGGGTATATGGTAGGAGCGCATCATGCTAGGTTGGCTAAGATATTTGAAGATATTGCTGCAGGAAAGAAAAAACGAGTTATTGTTAACATTGCACCAAGACATGGTAAATCAGAGCTTATTTCGTATCTTGCGCCAGCATGGTTTCTCGGTAAATTTCCTCATAAAAAGGTTATTATGGCGTCTCACACAGCTGATCTGGCGGTTGGCTTTGGTCGTCGTGTCCGTAATTTGGTGGGTAGTGACGCGTATAAGGATATTTTTCCAACAGTAGAATTACAAGCTGACTCTAAGTCTGCAAGTAGATGGGGGACAAATTTTAATGGAGAGTATTTTGCTATTGGTGTGGGTGGTGCCCTCGCTGGTCGTGGGGCTGATTTGTTTATCATTGATGACCCACACTCTGAACAAGATGCTAAACTTAACCGATCTGATGTTTTTCTCCCTGCTTGGGAGTGGTTTCAGTCTGGCCCATTACAGCGTCTTATGCCGGGCGGTGCGATTATTGTAGTGATGACTAGGTGGAGTAAACTTGATTTGACGGGTCAGATTGTGAACCAGATGGTTAAGAATGAAGACGTAGATCAATGGGAAGTAGTAGAATTTCCAGCTATCATTGAGGATAAAGATGGTAAAGAACAGCCATTATGGCCTGAGTTCTGGAGTTTAGAAGAATTACTTAGTAAGAAAGCTGCATTAGATGTACGATACTGGAACTCACAATATTTACAAAATCCAGTATCAGAAGAAGGCGCATTAATAAAAAGAGAGTGGTGGAATATATGGGAAAAAGAAGATCCACCCGATTGTGAATTTACAATCATGAGTTTAGATGCCGCCCAAGAGGCGAATAACAGAGCGGACTACAATGCGCTCACCACTTGGGGCGTCTTTTTTAACGAAGAAACTAATAACTATAATATAATACTACTAAATAGTATTAAGCAACGACTAGAGTTCCCAGAGTTAAAAGAACTTTGTATCCAAGAGTATAAAGAATGGGAGCCCGATGCATTTTTAGTCGAAAAGAAATCTAATGGTGCAGCACTTTACCAAGAATTTAGACGTATGGGTATTCCTGTAGGTGAATTTACACCAGGTAAAGGGCAAGATAAGATATCCCGCGTAAATGCAGTGTCAGATTTGTTTAGAAGTGGTATAGTGTGGGCTCCAGACCGTAGATGGGCAAAAGAAGTAGTAGAAGAGTGTAATGATTTTCCTAGCGGCGCTAATGATGACCTTGTAGATAGTACAACGTTAGCATTAATAAGATTTAGACAAGGTGGATTTATTAAACTACCTAGCGATGAAGCAGATGAGATTAAAGCATTTAAAAGTTCTAGGAATAGATTGTACTCAATATAAGGATTAAATTATGGCAACTAATATA